GCCAAGAGACAAATCAGGAGAACGATAAATTGCTATTACATTGTCTCCATCAAATGTATCTGTTGTGCTTTCTTGTAATCGAACATAACCATCATAACCACCTTCAAGTATTACTTCTGCACTACTTATAAATCCAGAATCCATTGCAGAAGGTTTAATTCCTTTAATATCTGCAAATTCAAAACCTATACCACCTTGAGGTGTTCGTGTTAAAGAAGCTAAAATCCCTCTACTATTTCCTGTTGAACTACCATTAGCCGGATAGAATAAACGATATTGACTTTTACCTCTAACAATTACAGAAGTAATGTTATCTCGTTTTCCTATTATATCTGATATTCTTGGTTGTATTGGTCTAGAAATTGTTCCTAACTCTACATCACCAATTCTTTCTGTACCTGCAATAGTTCTTAAACCATCGAGTGATAAGAATAATAAATCACCACCAAGTTCTTGAACAGAGAAACCATCGGCACAACCTAATGTTCGTGTTACTGGTAGAACTTGCCAATCTGCTATACTAGACCCAACTACTTTATATATTTTATCTATTCCAAAAATAAATAAAGAATCACGAAAAACTTTTAATTCTACAACACTTGTATCTACTCGTATTGAACCTGAACCATTAGCAGCTGAAAAATCTGTTTCTGCAAAAGGAGCACTAAATAGTATTTCTTGTGGATTACTAGACATACCAGCATAAAACATATGATCTCTAAATACAGCTACTGAAGCTGGATCTGATGGTGCTCCGGTTGTGCTTATTAATGTATATGTACTTCCATCATAGGTAGCTGCTTGATTAACATCATCAACCATAATAAGTTTTTCAGTATTATTAAAATTAAATAAATCAAACTTATATCTGCCAGCAGATGTTCTTGTGCCTATTGTAGCATAACTACTATCTTCTGTTGCAAAGGTAACTATATTACCTGCTGCTGCAACTACACCATTATTAAAAACTTTTAAACCTAGTATTTTTTCAGTACCATTAACTTGATTACTATTCCATTTACTAGTACCACTTAATCTACGATAACCACCTTGAATACTCGGCTCAAAGTTTTGTAGAGTTACCGCTGCTCCCGGTGGTAAAGAAAAATCATCTCTATCAAGAATTAAACCGCCCCCTAAAGGAACAGTAACAGGAGACATTTGTGATAAATCTGGCATATGCTATCCTTGCGGTCTAAGAAATTCTTCAACAAATACAGTTACTTCTAAATCATTTGCTGCACCTGCTTGAGCTTTTAAAATATCACCAGCCTCAAGAATAATTTTTGCATCTTCTATTCTTAAATAATCATCAGCAGCTATACTTTTTGTACTTATTAATGAGAAAGTTGCACTAGCAGAAGTATCAGTATATTTTAATGTAGCATCTACAGCAGCACTACCATCAACATTAGTAAGAAATATTTCTCTTATAATAGCTGTAAATTTAACAGGACAAGTATAAATAGTTGTAAGATCTGTAGATGATAATGCTACTGATGTATTTTTAAGTCTACCAACCATTAAACTGCTCTAAAATAATTTTTACTATTTACTAATTCAATTCTCATTCTACGCATAGTATCAGTATATTCTGCTAAAGATGCTTGGGCTGTTGGAAGATCTGAACGAAGAATAGATACATAGTATCTTGCTCTTGCTATAACTGCGTGTTCAAATCTAGCTGGAATATCTGATGTATCGCTATCACTTGATAGTGCTGTAGTTGTTTTCCAATACTCATAACCAACTGTGTAGGTGCTTTTGTCAGGCACAGGAGATAAACCAAACTTTTGATCTTGTGTACGGTACACACAATCAGGTTCTCCAAGTTTATCTATACTTGTATTTGTATCTCTTCTTTTAACAGTTTCTTGAAACTCATCGTAACTTAAATATTTAAGTTTTTTTGGATGAAAGTCTTCGGTTACTACAACATTATCTACATCTACTTGTGTATCTACTGATTGACTAAATGCAATATAAGTAGAAGTGCCTGTAGCACTAAAAGTAAATTCTACATATTTAAAATCACCAATATCATCTATACTAACCGTATTAGTAGATATTTGTGTTCCGTTAGCTGATGTTCCTATATTAAATGTTAAGTCTCCACCAGAAGGATAAGTAACACCAAAAGAAACTCTGTACTGTTTATTTTTTGTAGTTGTTAATTCTTGAGAAACAATAGCAACACCACTAGATCCTGCTGTTAATCTTAATACACCAGTTCTTGATTCTGGAGGTTGTGGTCCTGTACTATTAAATGATACTGAACCTGTACCAGTAGAACCATCTGTCCAATTTGTTATGTTAGTAGCAAATGTTCCGTTTGTAACAAGATTTTTTGGAAATAACATAAAACTATCAAAGTCTACATAGCTATGATCACTAGGTAAATCATATTCTGCAACAGCAGCGTATGTGTCTTGTTCTTTATCACTATGTAAAAAAGGCCATTCAACTTCAGCATTAGCTATATCATTTAGAGCACGATTAACACTATTTTTTGCTACTGTTTGTACGCCTCTAGAGCTAGACAAAGCTGTAAGTGTAGTTTCGTTAAGATCTTGAAGAACTCTATTAGTGTAGTTAAGAAAAGTTAATGATCCCATTATTTTTTATCCGTTTCTTCCTCTAAAAAATGACACATACAAAGACAAGGTTTATTTGTACAATCTGAACAATCACAAAAACAATTTCTTTCATCACAAATAGGAGTTTGACAAATACTCATTATGTAAACTTTCGATATTTTCGAGTTTTATCTGCAATTTTCTTCGGTTGTTTCACAGACGGTTTTCCCTGCTTTGTTCCTTTTCGCTTCGCTTTTGTCGTTGCCGCATACTCCGCAGATGATAGGGCTTTGATTGCTTTCTCTGGTAAGTATCGTTCTCCAGTTTTTCCAGATGGTTTGCCAGATTTGGTACGCCATTTTTGTTTTCCCCAAGCCTTTAAACTACGTTGTGATTTTTTTAGAGCCATTTTTTTTCTTCTTTAAAAACGTATCTTGATTTTTTTTAGCTTTATCTTTTGCAGTTTTAGACAATTCATTAAAATGAAAAAGTCTTTTACTGCTTTTAGTATGAGTTTTACCTGAGTGTAGTGTACCATCTTTCATTTTATGATATACACCCATGCCACCAGAACCAAGTGGTTTACCATCTTTGTAATAATGTGGGACTCCCATTGCCATTAGCTTCTGTAGCCTCCGCCTTTTGCTTTATATTGTTTAGCTAACATTTGTGCTTTTCTTCCTGACCATTTACCAGCAGGTCCACCTTTGCTACCAGCTTTAATTCTATTAAATAAACCTTTACGCATAGTTGGTTTGGTGTAATTACCTGCTTTGTTTACTGTGCTTTTTGTACGAGCCATTACTTTCTATCTTTTACAGTTAGAGGTTTACCTTTGCGTATTTTATCAGTAAGTTTAGACCAATCTTGTCCTGCTTGTACTTTTAAAAGTTTAGGAACGACAGGTTTAATAAGAACTGTTTTTGTATTTAATAACTTCAGTTGCATATTTTTTATTCTACCAAAGAAGTATCCGCTTTTCTAACACCATATCTTTCTTTACTAGCCATTCCACCATCCATCATTTTTTTCTTACCATACATCATACCGCCATCCATCATTTTCTTTTTCTTTGGCATCATACCGCCATCCATCATTTTCTTTTTACCAACACCTCTGCCCATTAGAATGTCAGCTTGCGTAATCTTACCATCTTTGTTAAGATCAGGAAAAGATTTACCACCTTTATTCATCATCTTTTTGTTTTTTTTCATTCCGTACATTTGTATTTCTCCGTAACATTTTATTGGTTTGATTAGTTTTTGCTTGTTCTATTTTTTTATCTAACTCTTCAAGCTCTTGATTATCGTTGTTAGGTAACAATTATTAACATTTCCATCGTTTACGAGCTTGCCTTAATCTACTATTAGGATCTTTGGCAGCTTTTGGAAACTTTTTCATTTGTCCTGCGGATCTTGCACAATAACTTTTACGTCTTTTAGCAGCTTTTGATCCGGGTTTAACTTTACCAGTAACAGCGGTTTGTAATTTACTACCGGGATTTTTTCTTCTATATGCTGCTACACCTTTTGCAGTCATGCCAGCACCTTCTTTAGTTGGGCGTTTATGCCCTCCCTTGATAGTCAAACCAGACATATCACTTTTTTTTCTTTTTTTCTTTTCTGACATTACTTGCCTTTAAAATTAAAAACCCCATTTTGTTACTAAATAATTTTGAACTAATGCGGTTTTTATTAATAATTCTTTAAATAAAATTTGTTCTGTGTTATTCTGTAATAATTCTAAATTTGTAGTTGCAATTTCTTCTAAATTTTTTAATATAAAAGATTGCTCATAAGTAATATTAGACTCAAACCAACCAATTATATTTTGTCTGCATCCACTAATAATAGGGCTTACTTTATGTGGGTATATAATAGGAAAGATTACTATTTGACCTTTACCAATATTATATGCTATTTCACCTACTTCTGTTTGTAAAACAAAATCTCCACCTTCATAATCATCAGTTAAATTTATAGTAAAACCATAATTGTATAACATTTTACTATCAGATGATTGAAAAGAATCTACATGGTAGTCATAAAAATCGTTGATGTTGTAGTTATTATAAATTCTATTTTTTATTTTTGTAGGTGCATATATTTTTTTAATAACTTTTTTATTTTTAAATATATTACCTATGTACTCATCTACTTCTTTACTAATTAATGTTTCTTTATTTTCTTTTATATTATAAACATTACTTAACTTTTGTGAATTTTTACCATCTACAAAATTTTTATTAAGTTTTGCAAGTATACTATCTGTTTCCTCATCGGTAAATAATTTATATATCATTATCTACCCCACGCTTTTTTTAGATATGTTTGAACTAACGTAGATTCAACAAAAGCATCTTTATCTTTATCTCTTAAATATACATTTACATCATATAAATTTTTTAAAATAAATGCTTGTTCGTATGATACATTAGAAGATAACCAACCTAGTATATTTTCTCTTGTACCTTTTGTAACTGGTGTAACTCCATGTGGATATATGATTGGAAATATTACTGCTTCACCAGCTTTTAATTGCTTTGACACAGGACCAACATCTGTGTGCATTAAAAAATTTCCACCTTCATAATTATCATTTAGATTAATACTAAAACCATAATCAAAATATACGTTATTAGATTTTGGCATTGCTTTAAAAGCATCTACATGAATATTATAGTAGTCATCCTTTTGGTATTTATTATAAAAATTTACTGATACTCTATTAGGACAATAAACTGAATCAATATAAGAATGATTATAAAAAATATCAATTAAATATTTTCTTATGTGTTCTGGCACAGAAGAAGTTTGTTTATTTTGTTTTACTCTATAACTTTTGTTTAAAGGTTGAGTTAAACTACCATCTTGGTATGTCAACTCTTTCATACCTTTACTACAATACTCGACATCTTCTTCATCAAGAAGTTTAATAAAAAACATATGTATCTCCATAATTTGAACTAAGCGAAAAGAGATGGGGAGTTTTTAAGGTACTCCCCAAAACCTTAATAAAATACTAAGTACCAGTTGATACTGTAGCAGATTCTACAGGATTTCTAGACACATCTACTAAAACAACATGTCCTCTAAATCTCCATGCAGTGGTTTTAGTTGAACCACCATCAATTACAAGTACATCAATAGTGTCAGCAGCAGTTACAAGAACAGGGTTACTGTCTTGAGCACCTGCGGCTGCTTGTAAAAATGGAGTTGCATATCCAGCAGCTTGATCTGAATCTGCACCATCAATAAACATATCAACATCACCACCAGTAATTCCCACATCAAAAGTGATCTGTTCATTACCAGAAGCCTCAAGATTTTCAATACAACCACCAACAATAAATGTGTCGGCAGGTATGTCAAATAATTGAACGACATCTCCTTGTTCTAAATCTGTGTTGTCAACAGCATCGTAAACTGGGGATGTTAAAACATAGGCTTTAGCAGCACCGGCTGGATGTCCAACCGTACCACCACCACTATGAGTTGCATTATATGTAGCCATAATATATATACCCCCCTTTAAGAGTTCAGATCAGGAACACCGGACAATACGCCAGTAAATCCTGTTCCGGAGCCACGAAGAACTTTACGACCAAATACGTGTAGACCACGTACAATGTCTGCAAAGCTGTTTGGATCACGAACTACTTCTGTTTTAGCAATATGTGATGCAGTAGCAACTGCACTAATATGACCAAACAGTACGTTAGTTTCTCCACTTGTTGCAGATGGTCCAAAAGTTGCTGTAGCAGTAGAACCTGCGGAACTAACTGCAATAGCATTAGACTGATAAAGTGTAAACCCATGAACTTGTCTTGCTGTAACAGCACCGTTCATAAGAGCTGACATATTTTCACCAGTTACGCTTGAGTCCATCAATTTTGCATCAGCTTGACGTAATATTTCGATGAATTGAGGAGGAGCTACGCACCACCTTCCTTCTTCTGGAACATCATTTTCGTCAAGTAAACGAGCAGCTGTACTAAGATAATTTGCACACTCATCACCAGTATTACATGATATAGCAGAACTAGCAGCACCTAAATTAGTAGTGTCTGTAGTTGCATTTGAGTTGATATTACTTAATACATTGAAGTCGTATTGCTTTTTCAGAGCGTATGCACCTGAAGATGTAGCCAAAGCCTCAAAATTTAGATGGCTGTGTCTTTCTTCAATGTCATCAACTCTAAAAGAAAAAGCATTTCCCTGATCTACAACAAGAGTAATCTCTGTGTCAGTAAGATCTTGGGGATTAAGTGTTGCACCACGTTGATAAGCAGAAACCGTAATTGTCGGTTCTTTGATTATCTTCACAGTATCGCCAAAGTTCTCTATTTCGCCAGCATAGTCGGTGTTAGTAATTGCTTCTACAACCGAAGAGCGTCTGAAAAACTTTAGAACTTTTTGACTAAATATGCTAGGAACGAATGACCCGTTAGACAGGTTATCATAGCCAGCAGCTGTAGTAAAAGCCATAACCTTTCTCCTTTTAGAAAGTTATATTATAAGTTAAAGTTCTCTGATTCGACCTTCTCGATTTGCTAGATCAAGTTCTTCTTCTAGCTTCGCAAATTCATACGGTTTTAATCGAGAAATCTCTTCATGTGTCCAAATCTTTTTACCTTGATTTTTATCTGTAATGTCTTGCGAGGCTGAATTTGTTTTTACAGCTTTTGCAGCATCACTAGGTTTTTTAGATTTAGACTTTTGTTTACCAATACCTTTGTCAAGTTTATAAAGGTCAATAGTCCTCACGGCCCATTTAACATCTACGGCATTTTTAGTAACACCTTCAGCAATATTATCAGGTTGATCTTTTAACCATTCAGTAAATTCTTCACTATCTTTCAGTTCGAGAAAATCTGAGTGATGGTTTAAAAGTTCTTTCTGAGCATTTTGCCTTTCAAGCTCAAACTCTTTTTCTCTTAATATATTCAAATGTTCTTCAACATCTTGAACACGAGAGTCTGTTTTCATACTTGCGATAGTTTCAATAACATCATAAACATCAGGATTTTCTTGTTTAAATTTTTCAATTTCTTCTGGTGTTTTTGGCATTGACACTTTTGATTTTTTATCTGATTGAAGTTGAACAAGAATATCTTCTTTTTCTTTTCTCCATGCAGATAATTTTGTATCATAGTGTGATTTTAAATCATCGTATCGTTTTTTGTAATCATGCTTGGTGCCTGTAGTTTTCTCTGGTAAATCTTCGTTACTAGTTGCTGTAGGTCGCAATGCGTCAGCTTGTTTAGTAATTTCTTCTTTACTTTCAAAAACCCTATCCTTACCTATATATGGTGTTGGGGTAGGCGATTTCTTGGTTGGTTCCTCTACTTGTTGATTAGTTATATCAGTCATCTTCACCTCCATGCAGGGCCACAAATTTGTGGGTAGCTACTGTTGGTATGAAAGACAGGGCCAGACGAGGAGTCTAGGTGGCTGTCAAATTCTTATTTACGCCCTAAGACGTTTTGTATTTTATCTATAAAACCTTTGCTTGGTTTTGGTTTAAGTTTTGGTATAGGAAATACGTTTTGTTTTATAGAATTTAATGTATCTATGTTATATTCTGCTCGTTTATTAAAGGTTTTATTATTTTTTGGAAAAAAATACCTAGTAAATGCTTCACTTTTATCGGGATTAGTATATTTAAGTTGTCTAGCAGCTTCTTTAAAACTTCCAGCTAATAAAGCTGCGTGTGCATTTTTAAATTCTTTTTTAAAGTTTTCTGTTCCAAAGTTATAATATAAATCTGTTAAAACATCTAATGCTTGAGGGTTTTTAACTCCAGTTTTTTCTGCTTGTTGTTGTGAAAGATTAACATTATATTTGTGTAATCTACGAACTAAATTTGATGGTATTACATTTCCTACTTGTTGTTCTCTATCTAATTTAGCAGCAATAACATCTTTTTGTAAATCTTTAGGTAAATTATTTATTGTGTTTCTTAAATTTCTTAAATTTACTCCACCAACAGTTTTAATTGGATCTAAATTACCATATTGATCTCTGTGCTCATCCTCATAAACTATATAGTTACCATCTTCTGTTTTATTTTTTTCAGTTATTTCATAGCTTTCAATTCTTTCTTCTAATGGAGTATATGTAACTTTATCACCATTAGCAAAACTAAATCGAGCTATTTCAGGATTTTTTTTTTGATCCATTGGCTGCATAAAGCCGACTTGCTGTTGAGGCTGTTGCATAGTACTAAAAGGAACAGCATTACCAAGATTTTGTAAAACCGATCCTGTAATTGGAGTATTAAGAAATGTTTCTTGTGGGCTTGACGGATAAGCATTGGCTCCTATTCCTGCTCCTGCTAAAGTTGATTGTACTTGTGGAAGTATCTGTCCACCGATTGCTGCTTGACGAACAGGAACCGAAGGATTGTTAGGATCTCCCATAATTCTTCGTGGTTTATCTAAATTATCAGGATTTATTTTGCGAAGAGTATCAACAAAAGGCGTTGGTGTAGGCTGTGCTTGTACCATTAAATCATAGTTATTTGTTTTTGGATTAAAGATCATACCTCTATTTCGTTCATCTTCTTCCATCAATCTACGTTGACGTTCACTTTCTCTGTTAAAAAATTCTTGTTGTAAACGTCTTTTTAACATTTCTGCTTCAATAACTGCTTTTTGTCCTTCATTAAGATCAGAAGTATCTTCCGGTGGTTTTGGCATTGCTTCATCTGGAGGAGTAGCTTCACCACCATCTTGCATAGGCATTTGTTGTTCTGATTGTATTGGAGCACTTACAAAACTATTCATAGCTTCATCTTGTGCTGCTACTTTTTGTTTTTCTTGTTCTTCTACTTTTTTGCGATACTCAAGACCACGTTCATTCATGTCTTCAAGTTTTTTAATTCCTATATCTCTTGATACTTCTGGTGGTATAATATATTCACCATTTGATATGGCAACCGGAACATCATCGTCAGGATTAAGATCTTCACCTGTAATTTGTACGCCTTTTTTTATTAAATTACGAATTGATGTTTTTATTAAATCATTGATGTGTTTTGTACCATGATACTCAACACTTGCAGCATTAAGAACAAATGTACCTTCTGGTAATTGTGTAGGCACACCATCGTCTACTGGTCCACCGCCACCGGGAACAGCTACTTCACCTACTGGAGCACCCTGTATAACATTACCATTAGCTATTGCTTCTGGTGGAAGATCTCCACCTAATATACCGCCATTTTGCATATTTACCATTCCGCCTTCTTGCATTTGTGGCATATCTGTTTTTTCTTTCTTTTCTTTTTGTACTCCCATTGCTTCAACAATGCGAGGGTCAGGATCTTTTTGTTCTTTAACATAATTCTGTGCAAATTTACCAGTATTAAAATCTAATAATCTAAGAGCTTCTGCTTCTGCACTTGTAGGTTCTTTCGCAAACTTTTCTGGGTCTACATATTTACCGCCCATGAGTTCACGGACACTTTGAATAACTAAGTCTTGGTTTTGTCTACTATCTTTTTCTGAGGGTAGCATGTTATTTTTTTATACTCATAAAAGAAGGTACTCTACCACCTTTAGCTAAATTAAAATCAAAACCCGGTGCAGCAGCCTCTACAGCACCAAAACCAGAGGGGGCTTCGGGTGCATTTGAAACTCCAGAATCTATTCCTATATCGTCTAGTTGTTGTTGAACTGATTGAGGATCGTCTGAGGCATCGCTTTGTGCTTGTGAAGTTTGTTGTTCTTGTTGCATCTCTATTATGTCTTTATTAACCTGATCTTGTCGAGCAACTTCTGCTGCTTTTTCTGCAAGCATTGTTTGAAATGCTTGTTCTCGTGGATCGCCGGGAGAACGACCAAAACTTACTTTTGGTATATCTGTTGTAGATTTTTCAGGTGCATTAATATTATTTATAAAAGCATCAAATTGACTAGTACCTTTTGATGGTCCACCGCCACCAGTAGCACCAACACTAGTAGCACCAGCAGTAGCAAAAAAATTATCAAGTGCATTATTTAATTTATTTAAAGTTTTATATCCAAATTGACCCGGTTTTAAATCTGGACCAGTATCTATAGGATTACCATCACGATCA